TTTTCAATCCCATATGAGAAATGCTACGATCAGTTTGTTTAGTTAACCAGTTAGCAACTTCTCTGTAACTGTACTGCTGTAGATACTCTTTAGCTTTCTCTAGTGCCCTAAGCTCCCTTGGGATGGGTAATAACTGATCGTTATCATCAGGGTCTTCCTTATAACCAAATGGAATAGTACGTGCTATTCTGGGTATGGGTAAGAAATCATCATCTTCAATTACATTTTCAGGCTGAGCAAGTATCCACTTACCAGCACCTCTTTCGGTAGTCATGCGTTTCTTTTTAAAGTCGCTCTATTTGTAGAAGCAGTATACTTATAATCTGATGGTTTATTGCCCTTGGAGTCTTTGGCGGCACGTATCTTTGCGCGTTGCGCTGGGGTTCTTTTTCCTTGCGCTACACCTTTTGCTGTAGCTTTTTGGGTACCCTTTTTTAAGTTACCAGACTTCTGTAGCTGTTTAGTTGCAATTGCATAAGCGGAACTTTCATTATGTCCTTTTGCTCTTAGCTGTTTAACTAAACGATCTAAAATAGCGGGCACGATTAATCGTCCTCAGATCTTTTTGGTGGAAGTAACATCACACCGCCTGATGCTTCAATTTGTACCTTCTCAGATTTAATAATGCCTACACGGTCCATCACTTCTTTGGCCGCTTGCATCTTTTCTTTGATACCCATTTCAGTTGGGTCAATTAACGCACCAGCCATAGCCATTGCCGCACGAGGTGCGTTCTGGGCGAGGTACATGTTGGTACGTTCTAATATCTCATCTTTCAGTGATTCCACGATAGATGCTGTATGTTGCGTAGGAGAGTAGCCAGCTATTTTTTTAGCTTCAACAACACTGCCACGTGCCTCCTCAAAGAGTACGTCCAAGAACTTCTGTTGTTTTTCAGTTAGCTGTCTAGCCATTACTTTACTTTCCTATATGCTCTAGTTTTCTGAGCAACCTTCTTAGGCTGTTTTGAAAATTGTTTCCCTGCGGCTTTCGCTTTCCGCTTGGCTCTCGTAGTAGCCGCATACTCTTTGTCCGAAAGACTTGTAATTGCTTTCGCCGGGAGATATCGCTCCCCTGTAGCTTTGGGGCCTTGAGTAGAGGGCTTCCCACTTTTGGTACGCCACTTCTGCTTTGTCCAAGCTTTGAGACTGCGTTGTGGTGCTTTCATTATGACTTGTACCCACCACCTTTTTGTTTGTATAACAAGGCAACACGTTGTGCTTTTCTAGCAGACCACTGTCCGGGTGCACCACCTTTGCCGCTGGCTTTGACTTGTTCAAATATGCGTTTACGTAATCCGGGCTGAGTGTAGTTACCTGATTCATTAACAGTGCTTCCACCTTTTGCCATTTTTACTGGCCTAGCTTTTTTCTGTGCTGTTTGGGATAGCTCACTATAATGATACAAATACTTACTATTTTTTGTATGTCTTGCACCAGACATCAGCTTGCCTTTAGGGTCCTTGTGAGTAGCACCAGTGTGCTCCGTACCATCTCTAAAGTAATGTTTTACACCTTTAGCCATTTGGTAAAAACACCTCTTCAACAGTCACGATAATACCTAAATCAGGATCATTACCACCGGCAGTATTGTTAGGTGTCGCTTTAATTGTGTCACCCTCTTCAAGCACGAGGAAAGATCCGCTCAACTGAAGATACTCACCAGATGCTAAGTTCTTACTGCCTAGCACAGTGATTGGTGTGCCGTTATCTGAGTCATTCCACACAACTGCAACATCTGATGCGTTTGCTGTACCGTTAGATATAAATATCAACGACATGTACGCAACAGTGTTTGGCGGACACGTATATACAGTATACTCAGTAGCATCTAAAATAAGATGAATACCGTAGCTCTTGAAGCGACTAGGGCGTGTGACGTTTAACGCCATGGGTTAGCCACTTTACTTCGCCTTATTTAAGTGATCGACAACATTGCCACCAGTGGCGTAGTTGTGCTGGTACATCTTGCCACCCTTACCACGAGCCATACCACCGTCCGCCATCTTAGCTTTACCTTTAGCTTCAGCAATCTTCTTAGCGAAAAAATCTGCTGGATCTTTAGCGTCAATGGCATCCATTTCAGCACCAGTCGGTGCGGCATCCATTTGCTCCATGATGTCAGCAGACTTATATCTTGCTTGACGAGCTAGGATCTGTTCAAGTGCGGTATTCTTAGTTTGAGTATCTTCTGCCATATTAAGCCCTTGGGTTCTTCTTACCTGCGGTCTTAGTACGAGCGTAAGACCTGTTAGCTGATGCTGGCTTAACTGCCAACCTTTTGTTGTTCAGTGCGTTACCACCTACGTGATGGACATCTTTGCCATCACCTTTCTTGACTAGGCCAGCCTTAGCCATCTTTCTACGTGCGGCATTACGAGATGCTCTTTTCTTACGTACAGAAGGCTTACCATCGTAGTTGGCATACTCCTGTTTGTAGTTACGTTTGTATCCGGGTGAAGAAGGCATTAGCTACGTGACATCCGATTAGGCTTCATTGATGCACCGCAGTTAGCTTTGATGACACCGCCTTTGTTTAGCTTTGTCTCACTAACAACGCGACGATTCTCTTTGATAGTCTGCCCGCCTGATGGTGACTTTTGTTTAGCTTTCTTTCTTTCTTTTACTTCAGCTTCGCCATCGCCTCTACCTTTCATGTATGCGGCACCTGCGGCACCTACACCGGCGGGGCCAAGAACCTTGGCGGCTTTTTTAATCCCTTCTTTTGCGACAAACTTAGAAGCTGTTTGTTCAGGCAACATCTCTTTGTAAAAATCTTTAATTGGCTTACCAGTCTTATCACTAAATTTAGCCGCTTGAGCACCTTTTACAGCCGCATCCTTTAACACAGAGTCTGCAAAATTATCATATTTTTTTCCTAGCTCTTTTACAATTTTAGTGCGGGACAGCCCTTGTAGTGCTAGTCTACCTGCGGCTAGTAGTATTGCTGGAATTGCCATAATCTATATCACCATTTTTTACATGACCAGTATCTGGCCGAAAACTTATCTGTCGCTGTATCACAATTGTGACGAGCACGGAATGACTTACGTCTTGCTGGGATATCCTTTTTGATCTCCATATTAGGATCACCAAAACGGACTATCTTAACTTGGTCACCTTTCTTAGCGAGTACAGCAAACTTCTTATTCGCACCGGGAGTACGCTTAGGCTTGTTGTAACCACTGAAAGTTTCCCCACGGTACGTGAGCCTTCCACTCTCAGTGCGTTTAACATCTTTAGTTGTCGCCATTCGTATCAGTCCAGCCAGCTTCTTTCATGTATTCTTCCACCTGTGACAAAGAAAGCTCACAATCAAAGCGAGCTTCTAACGCCTCACGCACAAAGAATACATCTGAGTGCGGTATGTGGATACTGCTAAGGGGGGTATTGTTCTTAATACAGTCGTAGACTTTCTCTACGAGCATTTCACGAGTACGCATAGTTATACTTCTAAATTTATAATTGTCAAGCTCTTTAGAGCGGATTACTTATAGTAAGATATTTGTATGGCTAGTACAGAATGTACCACCGGGAGTGTTTAAAGGAGTATAGCACGAGTTCCCTTGCTACGCAAGGACTCATTTACGAATGTACACACTCTTACATATAGTATGTTCATTTAAGTGGGCATTTACAGTGAGTTTAACAAGAATTTTTGGATACTTTTCAATGGAGCATACTATGTGTATGTCGCTACGCTCCGTAGTTATATGCAAATCACATCTCGTGTCAAGGCATTTGTTGTGGATCATCATAGTATTACACTATGAATGCCATAGGTTTCTGCAATGTTATAGTGTAACAGTCTTTGTGTGTGCACAAATAGTGGTTTACAAGTGAAAAATCACTTCTGTGTATATATACATATACGTATACACAGGCACCCGGTATGGCCCTCGCGGCCCCATGCGCACTATTTGCGCACTACGGTCATGTTTTTGCGCACATTTTGCGTGATATCACCTACTATGTGCACTATTTGCGTGTTCAGAGTCAAATGATATCAAATCATTTGATGGTGCAGTGCACAAAACGAATGCGCAATATTTGCGATGCGCACAATGTGCAATGAGTGTGCACATATATCCCCCATTGTGCAGTGCAACATATACTACCCGCACTTTTTGCGTGTCCATCATCGCTGTACATTTTTTGTACTGTACAATTTTTGCACACTACGGTCACATATGCACATATTGCGTGTCCGGTTTCGCTGTACATTTTTTGTACAATCATAGTCAAAATCTATCAGAAATCATAGCATCAATTGATTGATCAATTTTTGTACAGCAAAATGAGTGATCCGCAATTAGTGCACATTAACAATATGCGCTAAGTCATTGATATTACTCACAATGACCAATCCTGTACAATATTTGTACATGCCCCTGAGACTTCACCAAATGCCCTGTATCCGGCTATGAGTCGAAATCTATACGCTGGTATTGGTGTCTCTTAAATCGCCGCATATGAAGCTTTACAGTAAATATGCACTTTTCCTTATATTTACCCTTTTTGTGCAATTTTTGTACAGTTTCACCGCTCGCACACTATGCGCACATATTGCGCCTACACTATCGCACCCAGACTGTACAATTTTTGCACTGTACAAATTTTGTACAACTACGGTCCAAAGGTGCACATTGTGCGTGTCGCACAGATCTATTGTGCACTGCACAAAACTACGGTCCCGCAAAATGTGCGTGTTTTGGGTGTGCTTTTGTTACCTTTCGTAACATCCGAAGTGTTACCGCTAGTGACATTTGTTACCAATTGTTACTACCCAAAAGTCTAAGACTAAATGGTAAGTGCTTGTTTTTATTGATGTTTTCAAACTTGGCACACTACATGCTTTATCTATGGTGTATCGGCGGCCCCGGTACATTGTTCTTTAAGAATCCGAATGCAAGGATTGTCTGATACCTCACGTTTTTTGTGGGTTCAATTGATTAGACGCGATTCGCGGCACTTCGCCGGTTCCGAATCCGATGCCATGCACCCGCCCTGTTTTCATGTGCAAGCTTGAACACCCTCCCGAACACCCTCCACGATTGTACCGGGATTGTAGCAAGCGAATTCAGGGCCACGGCCATGGACCAATTGAACACGCATCAAACCGAATGCCTAGCAACACGGGCGGTATCAGAACCAAATCGTGGTCCCTGTAGGTGACAGATGCAAACCGCGATTGGTCAGTGTATGCACCTGATGCCGGTGCACTGATGAAGTAGGGCACTACCGAAACACTAAACCACATAGGAAATTAACCCATGTCAAATATCAATTTTGCATTACGTATTTTTCAATTGATTGAATCCGGCAGAATGTCACGCGATCACATTGCCGTTTTTGATTGGTTAATGAGTACTTTCAATGGGGACCGGGAGCGTACCGGTGCCGTGATCAATTCGCTTGAAAATGATTTCAATGTCGAATTAATTTACTTTTAAAACACCGGCCCTACGGGGCCGATTGTCTGCACCTATTGCCGGTGCACTGATGATGCCCTATGGCAGGGGCGAAACAATCAAACAATCATAGGAAATGAACCCATGAAAAATGTAATTTGTTCTTCTGTTATCTATCGCGGTCCATCGTTAATCGACGGGTCACCAATTGTTGTAGTTGCCGTGATCACAAAATCCGATGATGCGGCAAATGAGAAAACGGGTGCCGTGGTCCAAACGTACATTTTACGCGCTGATATGGACCCGCGTGATGCATCCAAATCGGGTGCCGATTTCGCCATATGCGGCAATTGTCCACATCGTGGCATTGCTACTGATGACCCCAAACCAAAGCTTGCAAAAAAGCGCACGTGTTACGTGGTGATCGGTCAGGGTCCATTAATCGTTTATCGCGCCATGCTTCGCGGCAATTATCCCGATGCATTTGACCACGATTCAATCGCGGCAATTGGTGCCGGTCAGGTAGTGCGCCTTGGCACCTATGGTGATCCTGCCGCTGTTCCATCGCATGTTTGGGATTCTCTTTTGACTGATGCGGATTCGCATTTGGGGTACACCCATCAGTCGGGTTTCGCGGGTGCCGATGTTCGCAATGACCTATGCATGACAAGTGCGGACACTGAACAACAGGCCCGCGATGCGTGGGCGCGTGGCGAGCGCACTTTCCGCATCATTGCGAGCACTGCCGATATGGTGAAAGGCCAAGAAGCTTTGTGCCCTGCATCAAAAGAGGGCGGATACAAGACCACGTGCAATAGTTGCAAGCTTTGCGGCGGCACTTCAGTTAATGCCCGATCAATCGCAATTGTTGCCCATGGTTCGGGTGCTAAATACTTTGGGGAGGTAGCATAAAATGACAATTTTAGATACAACAATTTTTGAGCAATCGTCGATCATCCGCACTTTCATTAAGGATGCGGAAAAGCAGGGTTTCGGCCCTGCTATCGTGTGGATCTATGGCAATGCATCAACCAATAATTTTGCGGGGTCATTGTTCACGTATCTACAGCGCAACGGGGGGCTGTCTGACAAACAATTGAGCGCGGCAATGCGGAACACTACTACGATCACGGTAGACACGCGCACAGACAATTTCCAGAAACTGTTTGCCGCATTTGCCAAGGCCAGAGAGGGTGCCAAACGGCCCCCGATATTCCGGGCAGGTGTCGATGGTGATACCCACGGCATCCGATTGAGTATGGCCGGTGCGAATGCAAGGCCAGAGAATCAAGGGTGCCTGTACGTCACAGAGGATGCGCCCTATGAGGATCGCGCATACCTTGGCAAAATCATGCCCGATGGCGGATTCAGGCCATCACGTGCGGCGACTGACCTGCACCGAAAGGCTGTCGATCTAGTGGCCGATGACCCGTGGCAAGCCGCTCTGACCTATGGGCGGGCCATGGGTAAGTGCTCATGCTGTGGGCGCACACTGACTGCCGGTAAATCTGTCGAGGATGGTATCGGGCCAATTTGTAAGGATAAATGGGGGCTTTGACCCCCAAGGAGTGAGTCATGAAAAAGATCAAAATCCGGGGTGTTGACATCCCAACTCAGGTTGAATTCGACATGGTGTCCAAGGGTAAATATTGGATAGAAAACTTTTGGGGGTGTCGGGTGCGCATGGAAAAATCCGACAATGCCATTGGATGGGGTGAGCAATGGTTTGTCGAGGTGTATCACAAGCGGCGCGACAGCGACAGCGCAAGTGCGTGGGTGTCCACGTGCACCTTTCAACCAACCCGGCGCGATTGCGTGGACTATTTGCTACGCATCGCCAAGGCTTCACTTGAGGGTAAACAAATCACCTTCAGGCATCGCGTCATAATTGACACTGAGGGTATGTGGGCCGGTAAGCCACTGCCACACCCATATTTCAAAACTGTTCTACAACCAACCCATAGGAGGGTACCCCGTGAGCTACAAAAATGATGAGCAGATTGAATCTGCAACCAATATGGAACTGTTCACGTGGATGGCGAATGCCATACATACAACCACGTGTATGGGGCACACCAAAGGTGATCAGAATGAGCGGTATGCGGGACGCTACCGCACTGCATTGATCGCACGTGGTGTCTCTGTGCCATCCATTGAACTGTTTGATGAGCAGGGTATCCGATCCATGCTCTATGAACTGGGTCAGTACAATGGCGAGGGTTCTTTCTAGTCACCTGCCCATGCATCCATTGAGGATGGGTGCATGATCGGTCTGACTAGGCCGGTTATATTATCCACAAAACATAGGAAATGAACTTATGAAAACAATTGACATGACACCCACGTGGGAGTGGGCAGTGAAAGTTCACATGATGGCACTGGAGAATCCAAATGCCGATGAGAGTGTGAAGCAGGGTGCGCGTGAGGAGATCATCCGATTGGCACGTGCGTTTGATCAGGTACAGGCTGATCGTGTGCAAATGAACGACATCGCGTTAGAGGGGGGTTGAGTGATGGCAGTATCTATGCAGAACTGGCAGAGTAAGTCAGAACTTGAGTTGATGCGGGCCATCTACTGTGAAACCTACAAGATGGTGCGTAACAGTGAACCGCCCCCGTTGCCCATTGAAAGATGGGAGAGTTTAAGTTGGCTATCTGCCGCCACTGAGAAACTGCTTGATGA